GCAGCCAAGAACGGGCGTCGTGAACTGATTGGGCCGCAGAATAATCTCAGAACAAGGGTTAGTACCGAAGTCCCAATTAGGATCACGACGCCCGTTCTTGGCTGCTTGTTTTTGACTGGCAACACGGCTGAACATTCCACGTTCACCGGAGCGAGACTCATACAGGCTGACCCACTCATTCAGGAAGGCTTCAAAGTCAGGCTTCTCAGTGTAGCATGCACTGTTATTTGCAAGGCCACGATGGGCGTGAGTCTCCCACCAAGAGCCGTGCTTAGCCCGTCGAATGCGATCATCAGTCAGATTGCTAAGGGAGATAAGGGCTGAACGGCGCACACCACCAACCACAACAATCTGAGCAATCTTGCAGCACAGGTCATGACATTCGATGGAGCTTAGCTTGCGGCCTGCAGCCCCCTTAAACAAATCAACAGTAAACTTGAACAAGTCTACAAGAGGATCGGGGCCAGAGGCACGGCCACCAAAGGTCTTTAGCGGGGCACCAGCGGGGCGTACACCCGACACATCCCAAGTAGGTACTTGTCCTGCATACAACAGTGTGACTAACTCTCGGAAGGACTTAGCCCACCCGATCTTGCTATCGACAACATAGATTACAGTCTCAGTGGGGTGCATAGTTTCTGATACTTCAGGAAGCTTAGAAACATACTGACGTTCAACACTGAAGCCAACACCAGTCCCACACATAAGGATGTACATCATTTCATCAAAGGCGCGAGGATGATCAATAGGAATATAACTACAGTTGAAGCCCGCTACGTTGTCGCGGTCAAGGGCTTTGCCTGCAGTCATCAAGGCCCGCATGGACGGCATCACCTCAAGGTTCAGAATGGCATCAGTGATTCGCTTAGCTTCAGCTTCATTGATTAGGCCCTTGTCTTTCCAGTAGTTGGTGTACCGCTCTCCAGTCTCGGGCCATGTTTCGCGTCGTTGTTCTTCGGGGATGTAACGAGCGTAGCGGCTCTTGTGGATATACTGTTGGTAAACGTCCATTCCGTACTGATCTTTCATTCTAGGTAGTCCTCATAGTCTTCTATGTACTTGGTTAAATCTTTAAGGGGTTTCTTAGGCTTAGGCGCCAATACTTTCTTTTTTCGTTTGCGTTGGAAACGCTGAATGCGTTCTTGTTTCCGGTCGATCATTTCCACTCCTCAGGGAAACTAACCTCACTAAACCATTTGAACCCTTTTGATTCTGCCCACTCGGCGTGGGTTCGTCTAGTGCCGTCCTTACGCCGTGTTGCGTTAGGCATAGGGGCGCTGGGGTTAGCAAACAAAAACACAAGCTCGTAGTTTTCAGGCAAGGCTTTATCAATCCAAACATACTTACTGTATTCGGCACTGTCCCAGAAGCGGCCCTTAGCCTCAAGGAAGATTGTCTTACCATCTATCTCTTTGATGAAGTCAGGATGATAGGTATGTTCGACAATATAGTCAACAGTCTCGGTATGAAATTCCCAGTTCTTTAAAACATCTTGATGTAACTCATATTCAAAGTTTGAGTCGTAGCCAGTCACTAAGTCTTTTTCTACTGGGCGCTTCACACGAGGCTTTCTGGAACCATTCCGAATCTTCAATGTATTCTCGCCTCTAATAATTCTAGTTGGTTTTCTATAGCCTGCTTTAGCTTTAAGAGCGTATAGGAGTCTATAGAATTTACTTCTAAGCCTGAACATAATAGCTGTGCTAACCCCACTATCATTGTATCTAAGGGATAGTCTCTGTCCTCAAGCTGCTGTAACATCCTGAAGCCCAAAGGACTCAATAGCCCTAGTCGGTTGTTGAGTAACAAGCTTCTTCATTTTCTTACGCATCCATTTTTCTGAGTAGGCGCTAAGAGAAAGCTTGCCCTGAAGGAACATATGAGTTTGGTCCGGCATGAGTTCTTTGTAATTGGCTAGGCTAACTTGCTTAGCCTCCTCTTCTTTCAAAAGGCTTTTGATCCAAAGAACTAAAAGGTTCCGCACATGCCTATTAATTCGTTTAACCTTTTTTGAATTCATCTGTGATCTCTTCGACTCGTGGTTCTGTTTCTACTCGGGTAAGGTAGGTAGGGCCACTAGAGTATTTAAAGACTCGTAAGCCTTGTCCATCATTGGCATCCGCATTACATTCGAACTTGAAGGGACAGAAGACACAGTTCTTAGGTAATTTCATATTGCCTGATTTGCCATCAGCTATAGGAGCATAACACCTATATGGTAATGAGTCAACACTCAAAGCCTCTTTAACATATTTAATTTTCTCAGTGGCGTTAGGCTTCTCTAAATCATCTGGCCGATATAAACAGAGATCACCACTCTCTTTGTTGATAACCAAGAAGCCACCATTGCTGGTTCCTTCTGAGGTTTCGTAGGCTGATAGCTGTGAGAGATAACCAAAAGGATCGTCATCAAGTAAGGTACCATTCTTGAACTTAACGAATGCGAACCTTGATGCGGTTTTAACATCAACCACCTCCCCGTCAATCTTGCAATCCATGTGGCCGCTGACGCCTTCAACCTCTGCATCTTTTTGTTGGTCGGTAACATCGTGCCCTGCCACTCGTGCCAACATCAGAACAATCTCTTCTAGGATATGACCATACAGGAACTTGATCTGATCGGGGGCTGAAGGAACATGCTCTGTCCGCTCTGCGCGGCTTTCGTACCACAACTGTCGTAGAGGTCTACCAATGTTAGACATGCGTAGGGTGAATTCTTTGTTTCGTTCTGAAGGGTTGGCCCACCCCAGGATACTTTCCTTGATGTTAGCTAGCGTTTTATCTAATACATCTTCACTAAGCGGTAAAGGCTCTCCTTGTGAGAGAGCCTCTAGCTTTTCATAAATGTCAGGCACTAGGTCATCTAGTGTTGTCTTCATGCGGCTTTAGCCTCTGTATTTTTTACTAGGTTTGCAATGATTGACCATGCCTGTAGAGGACTGCACTTGAACCACTCACCACTGGATTCAAAGCGGGCGTGAAGGGCATCATGTGCCTTGGTCTCAGCGGCGCGCCGGTCGTTAACATCAAACTTGTAGTTAAGCTTGTAGTCTCGGAAGGGGCTTGAGGTCTGATACTTATTCACACGATCAGTGGCATCAACGGCCATGCCTACCTTTACCCATCCTTCGAAGCTCGGGTTGGAGACAATGTAGATTTGTCCCTGAGAAGTACGGCTATAGTTTTTAAGAGCCGCAAAGGCAGCATCTTCAAAGTCCTCATAGCGCCCGGAGCGATGAAGAGGATGTGACACTTTAACGTAGTTACCATTGACAAACATCCGCTTGCGGTTCTTCCGGCGATGCGACGACAAGCGCCGACGCTTCCCATCAGAGCATCCAACATACCACCACTCACCGTCTTGGAAGACAACATTCTTACCCTTGATCATTATAAATCTCCATAAACTTTGGCATCAACTGCCCTAAGATTATAGCACACTCTTCAGCAATCAACCTATGCTCTTTCTGTGTTGATGGGTCAGTCCTCACTTCAATGTAATGGAGCCAAGAGCGTACCGTACCGTGCATCTGCAGAACAGATTCTGTTAGTCCTTCGGGCAACACAGCACGAGCAACCTCTTTGGCTATGTTGTTTTCGATGGCCCAGTTGTAGGCCTCAACTGCCGCCTTACGAACATTAAGTTGGTGATGCTGCCAAGACAAATCAAGATGATCGTCTTCAAGCTCGATGCTATTCTGGCGGTTCGTAGGGTCTTGTAATCTAACCTCACGATGAATGAAGTTTAGGTCTTGTGTTGGATCAGCATACCGCTGCGAATATTCTTGGAAGCTAAAGCTGCGATGCCTAAGAATCTGTCGAGCAATATCCCTGGTCGTCTTGATCTCAATCCCAACACTAGCCATTTCAAACGGGGACCAGTGCTTGTGCTTCATCAAATACTTAATGAGGCGAGGCGCTGTCTTACTGTTGTTCTGGTTGCTAGGGTTACTGACTCGGGCGCAGTAGGCCACAAGGTCTTCAATGCTTTCTGAAGACTGGTCGGGCCTAATGCTATGCGAAATCAACTTAGTGTGTCTCAGCCCAGTTGTTTCCAATTTTGTATTCTCCTGTTAGGGGACAACGAAGCTTCAACACTTCGGTAGTTTCTTCAATGGCTTCGACACCTAGGCGCCCAACCTGTTCTGCAACATCTTGGTGGGCTTCGATCTGCCATTCATCGTGGACGTTACATACAAACTTTGCATCAATACCCTTTAGCTTGTCTTTAAGCAAGACTAGGGCCTGCTTCATGACGATGGCGCCTGCACCCTGCAGCAGAGTGTTCAGTGCCGCATGCTCAGAGCGAATGAATAGCTTGCGGCCATCTAAGCCTTTGACGTAGCCCTTTGCTGACGCTCTTGCAACTCTATCCTTAAGAGCCTTAAATGATGGGAGATTATCAAAGAAACGCTGTCTAAGTTCTGCACCATGCTTTGCGTTTCCTCCAACCACGCTTCCAAGCTTTGCATCTCCTGCGCCGTATAGGAGTGCATAGATGAAAGTCTTAGCCTGATTTCTTGATTCAAGTCCTGCAGCTCTT